AACTCGTAATCATCCTTTTCAAACTGCTCAATGGCATTCTGCAAACCAATTCGAGCTAATCCTTTACGATGGTCTTCAATAACCTTGTCAATAAGATACTCAAGGCTGTCTTCTACCTCTTGTAACCGAAAACTAGGAAAGTTGTCTTTTACCGCATCTTCGCTTGGAACTTCACGGTAATTACCATAATGGTTACGAAGAAAAGACCAAACAGCCCTGTTGTCTTCATCAAGAATCCAGCTGTCTTCTATGCCCCGCTCTAAAGCTTTGACTATTGTGCGGTCTGCTATGACCTTGTGTAGTAGTCGAGTTTCAATGTCCATGTCGTCCTAGAGATTATTTAAGTCCAGCCCCCAAGAACCGTACCTTGCTACCAAATGATACTCGTCAATAACCGCTTTAAGGTTTGCCCTATACGGCAATTCCCCAACTAAGTCGGAAAAACTTTCGTAGGTTTCTACGTAATTGAATGGGTTCCCGCCTCGGTTATCCAGCCTGTCCATCAGCTTTTGTGCAACATCCTCTGTCCAACCTTCTTCTTTAAAGGCGGCTAGCTCTACTGCTAGTCCGTAGTTAAAGGATGCGTTCCATAGCCTTGATAGCTCTGCGTTCTTAAGAGCCTTGACTTTCTTTTCAGTTTTAGTTCCACCAAACAGCTTTTTGGTTTCGTGGTCTTCATATTCAACCACAACACCAATTACAACTATTATCCGTGGAGGTGTTTCATTAGAAATGTCGCCATTAATCAATGACCTCTACCTTTCCGTATTCAATAATGAATTGACGGAAAAGCTCTTCGTCTTGGATGGCCATCTGCATTAAATCTTCGTCTACCTCGTAAGGTATGTTGATGGTGAAATTTCCATCGTTTTCTAGAATCTGAGCCTTAACGTGCCTTTGGTGCTTGCAACGCCTTGACTTTTCAAAAGCCGCACAAGTGCAGTGCACTTTCTTTGAAGGACCTGTGTTTACAGATACCTCTGCGACTCCGTCTTTAGAAAGGAACAGCTGAACTGTTCTCCATCCGCTGTCTTCCATTGTGTACTCACTCATCATGCCCTCCTGTTATCTTGTGTATTTATTATGACACGCTTAAAGCCTTCATAAACGAATGAACCCATAGCATCTCCCCAACGCTTGCCCCATTCTTCTCTTGCTACGTTAGTGGTTACTATCGTAGGTAGAGCTTTATCATATCGTGACCTAAACAACTCGTCTATGCCCGCATGGTTGTATTCAGTATCTACTTCTTTTCCTAAATCGTCAATAACCAATAGTCTTACGTTCTTGGAGTCGTCTTCAGATTGACCGTGGAATCCGTTCATTTCCGCCTGCAGAGTAGCTTTCTCCGCAGAGTCTGCGTCGAATAAAGCTTTCTTGCGGTGAATAAAGTCTGGAAAAGTCATGTAGTAAACGGGCCTTGAGTTTAGACCGTAGCTTCCCTGCTTGTACTGTAAAACTTTTTGTGCTTCCTCTTTTTCGTCAGGAAGTCTGCGAACAAACTCTAGCAAGGTCATAACTGCAAACGAAGTCTTTCCTAGACCTGGGTCACCGTCTAGCAAGAGTCCAACTCCAGTTGTACCCAGACCTCCCCAAGCCTTAATCACTTTTCCGTCTAGCGTCTTCAATAGAAACGACTCAATCTCCCTTGGGTAGTTAGTCTCTAAGTCTTCTGGGGTAAGCCCGAAAAACCTGCTGGGAATGTTTGAGTTTTTTATTGTCCAGTGCTGCTTGGTGCTAGTCGTCTGTTTTGGTAGAGCCATCCTTTATTAATCCCTCCTCGTATTCCTTAAGTTCTACACGACCTGGAATGCTGTTGTCAAACGCCGTGCCGTCTGAAGCGTAAATTAATTCAGAACGCTCCTTCACTTCTCTGACATCTTTCGTCTGCTCTACGCCCTTGTAGCCTAGTCCTTTCAAAGCTTTGTTCAGGTGACTTGTAAAGAACCTCAGAAACTTGCCGACAATGTAGTGGGGTTCTACATGAGCTTTGTTTTTAAACCACCAGTCATCTAAGAAAAGCTCCATGACCTCTAGCTCTACGAGTGGGGTTAGGTTAAAGTCTTTGCGGTTTTTCGCAAGTATCTTAGAAAGCTTAATTGTATTTACAACGTTCATGGCGTCAGGAATCCTGTTCATGACTCTCTGTTTAAATTCTGCGGCAACGTCAAGAGCGGTCCACTCCTCTTCAGGGCGAAGGTGGCGAGTCTTTGACGTTCTCTTGCTTACTTTTGATTGAGCTTTTGGAACGTCCTCATCGAGCAATCCAAATCCTTGAACGTCATCCTCTTCTTGATATCTCAATTCTTTGCCTTTCTCGTTTTCGCTTGCGAAAACAATTGAATACGTAGTATTCAATTCTAATTGTTTACTAGAGGTACTCTCTGTAGTGTTATTAGTACTACTAGAGTGACCAGCTGTTGATGTTTCACCAGTGAAACGTGGTGAGCTCTCTTTTTCTTCACTATGTTTCGCCAGTGAAACATGGTTTGAAACATGGTGAATTACATAATTGTTGGAGTAATACTTACCCAAATTACGCTTAGTTCTAACTACAGAAACAAGTCCTTTTTCGACCAAAAAATCAACTGCACGATACACAGTTGTGCGTCCATAGCCTGTGTAATTTATTATTTCAGCCTGATTTACCTGAACTTGTTCGCCGTCAGAAAAACGGCACATTGTTAGAAATACTTTGAGTTGCTTATCGGTTAACTCGTGGATTGGTAAAAAGGCTATGTCACACATATTTGAAAATCATACACGACGATTTCCGTTTTGTATGACTACAGGGCGGTTTATTAATGTCATTAACATCAAAGCTACAAATCCCGCAGCTGGAGGAGCTACAAAAAGAAGTACCCCTTGGACCCCTGCCAACCAAGAAAGCAACAGCCCAAGGGGTAGCGTTAGGAGCTTCTTAGTAAGACCAGAGGCCACATAATCAGCGAGCAAGGAGCTAACCAACTCGGTTATGTAGCCGACGGCGAAACCTACGGCAATGATTGTAAAAAGAAACTCCATACGTATACCTTAGAAGGTAATTGCTTTAGTTTCAATACCTCCGAAAGATTCAACAACATATGGCGTGTTGGATGGGAGGAATTCTTCAAGTTCTTGAATGAGTCTGATGATTTTTTGCTGCTTGTTTTTATATAGGTGAGACCTACTGTTATCAGTAGCACCTTCCCACACAATTCCGTACTCTGGAGGAAATGAACCGTCTATGTATAAGCTGGGTTCGAAAGAAGTTTCTAATTGTGCAGCTTCAAAGTTAACCACGCTATTTACATCTGCACTATCTATTTTAATGTAGACAAAAAATTTCATAGTGTCGCTTACTAGCTCATCAGGAACGTAGCCTGTTACTGAAATGCGGGTCCACTCTGAGTCAACCGTAGTAGCTTCTCCAGTAAACGTTACTGGAGAACTGTTGAAGTCGTTAGCTACAAATTCAAGGTAAATGTCTTCTGTCCCTGCCGAGCACTGAGCGTAGGTAGAAAAGGTGTAGAACCTACCAGAGGGCATTCCTCCGGTAGTGGTATCGTCTGAAACCTGCAAAGCTCCACCGCCACAGTCAATCTGAAGCATAGTGTCACCAGAGTAAAGATAAGGAGCCGTTGGAGACACATAAGACTCAGAGCCTCCAGTTATTTCCCACTGAAAAGTAGTACCACTAAAGTTTGGGTTTTTTAAGAAATTGCTTTTGCTGGGATTTAAGAAGATATCAACAGAACGTGCTTCGTTAAAATCAGTTACCGAAGAGTCAGCAAACTGCACGAGGTCTAGGTATACAGTACCTACTGAGTTAAATTTTATTTCTATAGAAGCATAAAAAGCCTCTTCAATTTTGACAGCTCCCTCTAAACCACTGCCAGAGTCTGAAGCAACAACTTCGGTAATCGTGTATGTAATGGTGTCTGAAGTAACGCTATCTACAGTGTGCTCGCCGTCGTAAGGTACGCCGATTCCCAAAACAGAGATTTCTTGTCCAGCAGTAACGTTATGGGTTTCATCTGTGGTTATAGTAACCACACTAGATGTAACAGAATAGTCTGTTATCAAGAAGCTTTTACCTGGAGCTTGTGCATCTACAGAGTATTTTGCCCAACTAATTGTGGACTCATCGTTATTTCCAGTAACTGAAGAAATAAAATTGCCGCCAGAACCGTACCACCTAATGGTGGGCTCTACCTCTACTAGCTCAACAGCATTTGATGATTGAGCAAAAAAGCTAAAGGTGTAATCTGTTCCTGAGTCAATTGGTATGCCTCGTGTAATGGTTTTTACATCACCGTTTGAGATAAAAGCACCTGGAGAATTAATTATGGCTTTGGCAGAGTAATCATTCTCAATGGCCTTGTCCTCACCGCTTGGAGGTCGTATTTCTGCTGCATAGTTGAAAGACCCGTCACCAAAGAACCGCCAATTGCCAACTGATTCATTAAAAGTGCTGTCTTGGTTAGAAAGCAAGAGGTTAGAGCCTGTGGTAATTTCAGGAGCAAATCCAGTAAGGGATTCAACCAAAGCATTTATGGCTTTTTCTGTTCCTTTTCTTGAGTACATGTATATAGACTCACGGACCATTCGCTTTTGTCTAATAACAAACTCGCTGTCTTCTTGATTAAGTCCTAGCTCTCTTGTCTGCAACCCCAGCAGAGCTGGGTTTGTGCTTCTACCTGAGTAATCGGGCAATAGTAAATCACAAAGAGTTAAAAACTCGTCATAACTAAACGAGAAAGCTTCTAAAAATTTTGATAAGTCAGTGTCAAAGCTAACGGGGTCGTAAGGCTCGCCAGAAGCTGAGGTAAAGATTCTAGGAAACAAGTTGAGCGTGGCCTCGTGAGTACCAAACAGGTTTTGTCCGTCTGGGCCAAGTGTTGCGTGCTCAGATGGCAACACTACTACAGTGCTTTCGGCAGCAACCCAAAGATTAGTAGAGGAACGCCTAATCCACATCCTGTAATATACGAAGCGACCTGGAGTTAAAGGAATGTCATTTAAAGGGTCATCATCACTGAGATTGTCTTCGCCGTCTACGTAAAGGTTGTCTCCAAAATCTCCAGTATCTGAGTTTTTTTCAAAAAGCACTACGCCGTCTTCTGGCCATTCACCAAAACCAACTTGGTTTCGAACCAACCGAAGTCCGTTAATAGCACCTTGAGGAGGACCCCAAGATAATAGAACTTTGTCGTAGTCAACTGCTACGGCCTGAAAGGGCTCTACCGAAAACGGGAGCCTAGGAATTTCTCCGTAGTATCCGCCTCTATATAAAAAGGCACCGTACTTAGCCATTAATTAGCCCCTTATTCACCCAGGTCAGCTAATACAGCAAACCAGTCAAACGTAATTTCGTCGTTTGCTTCACCTTTAAACTCAGCTGTAAAACCAACAGTATCAGGAGTAACAGCTACCGTAGCTTGATTTACTCCAGTAACCTGCACGAAAACCAAAGGAGCAGTGTTAAATATAGTTCCTCCATAAGAAGGAGCTAGCGTACCGTTTCCGCTTGCGTCTAGATTTACGCTACCGCTACCTACGGCGTCTGTAACTCCTGGTACCTGTGAACCAACTTGAATCCACTCGCTTCCGTCGTAGACTCTTATTCTCTTAAATGACATATGTTTCCTTAGTTAACGTATTGAAGCCAAAGGTCACCGTTTTGGCCATCTCCACTTGTAGGTGCTCCTGTAGAAGAAAAGATTCTTCTAAACCCATCTTCTGCAGGAAGAGCACTTGGGTCTTCTTTTAGCAAAAGTCCACTAGCATCAAACGGGTCTACGTTTTCTGAGCTATCTACCCATAAAGTTCCTTCGATAGCATTGGTGGGCTCTGTAGGAGAGTAGATGATGGTTGGTCTAGCGTCTACATATTGCCTAATTGAGCTTCCTTCAACTACCTCTACAGCCGATGCAGGGATTTCAGAAAAGGTATTAGCTGCTCCTGATAAAGTTTTATTCGAAAGAGTTTGCGAACCATTTTCATAAACAACAGGGCTGTTGGCAATTAAAGGAGTTCCAGAAGCGTTTATGGCAAACGTAATTACGTTAGACGTAGTTCTAGTTTCAAATAAATTAGCAGTTTGACCAGAAGAAGCTTTTACGTTAAGTCCTACAGTGCTTACGGAGGAAGGCGTTATAGTAGTTCCTCCAGATGCTTGAACCCTGTTGTTAAAGGCTTCAAATACACCGTATTCAAGGTTTTGAATTCTCTCTCGTAAAGTGTCCCAGACTAATGTGCTTTGATTAAAAGTTCCTTGGTCATAACCAATGTTAGTTGCTGGAAACGTTCCGAGCTTTTGCTCAATTGAGGTAACCTCATCGTAAACTTGGTTAATGTCAGCAGCCAGCACAATATCAAGCAAGTCTCTTTTACGAGTAAATTGCTTAATAGATGCGGGATATGAAGCGGGCATAAGACTCCTAAATTCTTATACTATTTTGACTTATTAAAGCTAATAAATAAGGCTAAAGACCAGGGTGACTGTGTCCAGAATCGGCCTTGCCAGCTATGTCTGTCTCGTTTTGAGAAACTCTGCTTTCAAGGTCATCTAATTTGTCTGAAATTGTTTTTAAAGTGGCAACTAAATCTAATTCAGTCCTCCCGTCAACAAAAGAAGACTTATCAATGTAAGTACCAGAAACCGTGCCAGGACTCACCAGTAGGTGTTGGTCACTGTCAATTACTTTGCCAAATACCCCTACCCAGATAGGGTATGCAGGGTCTCCGTTTTCAAACATAACCCACACACCCTGACCAACGGCAGGAGAGTCTGTCTTGATGCTAGAGGTCTCAAGAGGCCAAGCCCAAGCTGATGGGCTTTCCCCAGTTATGGCTGGCACCTTAACTTTTAGTCGCCTTCTGTCTAGGGGGTCTTTACTTGAAACCACCTGACCTCTATATAAGCCAGGGTATTTCATTAAGCGTTCCTAGTTACCGTTAGAACGTAGTCATTAAAAGTAATACCGTCAGCAGCCTGCACTGAGATGGGAACCTGGGTAGTTCCTACCTGAGTAGTTATAGTTTGAGCTACGCCTGAATCAACTTCTGAACCATCAACTTTAAGAGTTGACGAGTTTACAGAAGTAGTTGGAGTAACGCTAATCTGTGTGGTTCCATTAGGAACCGTCAGAGAGTAGTTAAAGAAGTCTGGAACAAAGGAAGGAGCAAAAGTTCCTGGAGTAGCTGTAAGGTTTGACAGAGTAGCAACCGAAGAAAGCCTTGTCAGTACAATGTTGTCACTTAAAAATACAAATATTTCATTTGGTTCACCAATCAAGATGTTTCTACCTGAACCGTCTGCTGTTCTATACAGACCAGAAACAGAAGCATTTCTTACTCCCCTAATAGACCTTATGAAAGCTTCTACCTCTTCAGGGTGAATTATTTGGTTAAAGTCAGAGTTGTTGTAGCTAAACAAATCAAGAAGGCCTTTTAGCATCTCTGTTTCTAGCGAAACCTCTTGAAACTGTTCAAACTTAGTGTAAAACAGCTCTAGTGAAGCTTCTACGTATGTAGGAGGAACCACAGTCAAGCTAGTTCCTAAAAGCATCTTGTCCTGCAGTAGAGTGCTGACGTTATTCTGTAAATCTGACCATTCATTTAAAAGAACTCCACCGTTGTTGGGGTTGTCTGAATATCCTGGGAACTGGTCAACACTGGCTGGATTTCTTTGAGGAGATACGTACAGAGTTACCGAAGTCCAAAGTTCACTTATAGCTTTGGCTTTCCCAGCGTCTGGAGCACGGAGAGCCAATGACTCAAAGTCTTTTAAAGATACAGCCCTGTTCAATGCTGTCAAAGCTTTAGGAGCATTAATTTTAATGCTTTCTACGCTTTCAGGAGCTTCTCCGCCAACACCCGCTGTTGGGTTAGACAGGGTCAATGTAGAAGAAAGGGAAGCAACTTCGGCGTCATTTAATCCTGGAATTCTAAAGAAGTCTGTAATTAAGTTGGGCTGAATGTTTCCTACGCTTCCTCCTCCAACTTTGTACACAGCCTTTATAACTGAAAACTTATTGGGAATTGCACCTGATACTCCATCACCAAATTGAACAAAGACAAAACCCTCTGCATCGGTTTCTACTTCATAGACGGAGTCAAACCTGCCAAAGTCAACAATATTTTCGACTTTTTGCCAAGGTTCAAAAAGTTCTCCTGTTTGTACAAAAACTTCAACAGACCCGTCAATTACTTGATTTTCAGAAAGCCTGTACCGCTGTTCGGGAAATCCCGTAGAAACCCCTAAAAGCTCTCCTGCTATATCGTTTTGTCCCTGAGCTGCATTTTCTGGTCTGCGGGAAACATCTTCGTAGTTTTCGGCAGTTGTAGAGGTTTCTCCCACCGACTCTCCAACAGCACCTGGGACTGTTGTAGGTGTAGGTATTGTGTAAATTAAATCCAAAGTTATATCGCCCAAGTCTACGGAGGTTTGCAACTCTGTACCAGCTGGGAGGACTACCTGGTCTTCGCTTTCGTTAATAAACTCAATTTCAACAGTAGAAGCTCGATATCCAGTGGGCTGATAACCATAGTTTTTTGCTATGTTTAAAACAGACTGACGCTGAGTAGCTGTTGGTAAGTAAGATTCATTTGCCACTCTGTCTATATAATAATTAACTACATCTCCCATATAAGAGAACGCTTCAATTAAAGCAACTCCAAAATCAGCAGGGTCCTCTCCCTGCCAAGCAGGTAGCCTGTCTTGAACCCTTACAGTTAAGTCGTTTCTTAAAGAGTAAAAATCTCTAGAGGTATAGTCGACAGGAACTGTAGCTTCATCTTCTTCACTAAAAGGAGCGTTTCTTGCGTTGTCTGGGTCTTGATTTACGTAGTTTGCCATGCGATTTCCTCTGCAATTGGGTTGGTTCCATCAATAGTTGCAACACCGAATTGCTGCACATATTCTGAGCCCGCAGGTGTTGAATACCTAATTTCAATAAATATTCTTCTAGATTCTTGCTCTAACTGAGAACTTACTTCTCTCAAAGAAAGAATGGGTAAAAAAGTTTGAAAAGCAGTAGTTACTTGCCCTTCTACATCAGAAAGAACGTCTTCTTCATTATCAAAAATGCTGTTTGTGGCTTCACAGCCAAAGCTTGGCCTATATACTCTTTGTCCTAAAGAAGTACCAATGACAGATTTAACTCTGTCTCTCCAAATAGTTGCTGAGTCTACTGTCGCTGCTACTTTGCCGTTTGCATCTAGCTTAAAAGGTAAAGATATAGCTAGTTCTCTTGCTGTTGCTACCATTATTGTCCTCGCCAACGTGTGTTTGAAGAATTAAAGCCCTGGTCTAGCTCCGCTGCAAAGGAACCTGATTTAGAAATCAGACCAGTAGAGCCCCGTTTACGGGGGTTTCTCTGTGAATCATTTAATATTTTTTGTTCAACATTTATTGTATTATTAAAGTTTAGTGCACTCTTTCTAAAAGGGCTGGATACGGTGTTTCCTATTCCGTCTGTCACTAAAGATAACTCAACCTCATAAAGACCAGTTATATTAAAGGCATGGTGTACTTGGTCTACCAACCAAAACCCGTCGCTTTCTGCCCCAGTGCCTGCTACATTTATGGCTTTTAAAGGAGAAATCCGAGGGTCTCCCTGCCCACGAGCTTTGGCGGGAAATGAAAAGCTAGAGTTTGCAGCTGAATCTTCTGCAGTGCTTTTAGCAAAAGACTCAGAGTGAACCACTTCGGTGCTAAATTCGTTAAAAAAGGTTTTTGGTATTTTGGCTCTAGATGAGTCTTTTGGAGACGATGGAGTTGAGTTTTTGTTAATTGTTTTTCCAGTAAAAGGGTTGACACCTGAAATTTGTTTTCTAGCAAATAAGTTGTGGCTAGATTCATTGAAGTCGGTTTTGTCTAATTCAAACAGGTCTAAAGTTCTGTCAAGAGCTTTAACGTTAGCAGAAGTGAGCTTATCCCCTGTACTGAGTGTGGGTGAATTAAACGTAGATTCGTTTAATAAAGAATCAAAAGGTTTAAAGATAAGTTCAGTCCCGTTAAAAGTTAAGCCATAACCAATTTTGTTGCCATGCTCTCTTAACCATTCCCAATAAGACTCTCCTGCTATAGAAAGCTGTTCAAACTTTCTTTTACTTGGCTCTGTGACTAGTGTGAATCCAAACTCTTTTGCGATTATTCTAGCTACGTCAGTAACTGTTTTGTTAGTCCAAGTTCTGGTGGCACGTTCTTTTAAAAGATAAGTAGCACTAGAACAAATTACAGTTAATTCTCGTCTTTCTTGTGCAGCGTCTTGAGTTTTAACATGAGTAACATAGCCAATCCATGAACCAGAGTTCTTTCCTTGCTTCCAAGTAAATAGAACGGGAGTGCCTGTTTCTAGGTATTTTTGCCACAATTTGCTAGCCCTTATAAATTTCAAATATAAAACATCATGAGAACCGTGTTGCTGGTACAGGTCTACTTCTCCAGGCTGAGTGTTTAAAGAAGGTAGTGTAGGAAAAGTAATTTTATAAGAAGTAGACCTTCTGTACTTTACCCCAGGATTAGACGTCATAAGGAATCCTTAAAATAGTGCCCAAGGGAACATTGAAAGGGTTTAAAAGCTCTGGGTTATAATCCATAATTACATACCAAAGGCTGGAGTCACCTAACGTTCCTTGAGCTACTTGCTCCAATCTTTCTCCAAGACCTACTTGGTAAAAATAAAACCGAGAAGAACCAGTAGGAAAAGTACGCTGAACAGTTACGGAGTTAGCGTCTAATCTAGGCACGTATGATTTATAAATCTTACCGTTAGCGTATCTGCTGTCTGCGTATATCATTCGCCTACTCCAAATATGTCGCTGAAGAAATTGCCCACCCTGCCAAACTTCTGGCCAACTTGGTCAAAAAAACCGTCGTCTTCTTCTTTGTTTTCCTCTGCTGCATCTGGAACAGTCCGTCCGCCAGAAGTTGAGTCAGTAGCGTAGTCTGGTATTCTGCTGCAACTAATGCTAACTTCTGTAAATAGAGGAACCATATCTTCAGAAAAAATAATATGTTTTAGTTGAAAACCGTCTACCCTAACTAAGTACCTAAGAGATTTCCCTAAATGGAGTTCCACAGGAACTCCAGTTAAAAACCCTATGTCAGCGGTATCCCCTCCGCCTGTTCCAGCTAAAAACAAAGAGTTACGTTCTTTTAAATAAACTGATACAGGAACTTGCATTACGGTACGTAAAAAGAATTCAATGTCATACATTGTGCCTTTACGGTAAATCTCTTTTTGTTCTTGTGGCTCTCTAGGAAATCTTCCTGCCCAATCTGCAGCGTTAACCTCTGGCCTTAACAGTTCAGTGCCAGAATCAAAATAACGCCTATCTAATAATCTGTTTAAAACAAGGTTAAAACTAATTGTGCTTTGAGTGGCTTGTGTTCCAAGCAGGTTAAATGCTTCTCTTCCGCTAGTAAACATGGTGTAATCAATGTCCGCTAAACCTTGATAAGCCATGTCTACCGTTGTTGGGTTGTAGTGAAATTGAAATCCAAATTTTTGTAGTTTATCAAGTTGTTGGTCTCTTGTGAGGCTGTTGTTACTAAACCCGTCTTCAATTCCTGCATCTGTGTTTGTCAGAAAGTCACTCTGAACAAACATTCCTTTAGAGCTTCTGTTGTTTCTCCACAAAATGTCAGCGTTATAGGGAACGGGAGCTTCATTTTCTGAATTCTTAGTTTGTAATACGTCTGTAAAGTCACCCCCTGCACGACTAGAGAAGTTATTAAAGTAAGCGTCATTGGCAATCCCAGCATTGGTGGCAAGTATTCCTCTTTTATTAGCTAGAGGATTACTTTTAATAAAGTTTCGTTCTCCTCTTTCCCTAGCTGCTGCACCAAGTTGCTGGTCTCTGCGTCTTTCGCTTGCGATTATGTCATCAATGTTATAGGCCACTAGTTCCTCGCCATTCTCTTCATAGCTTCTTCATCTTCCAAAGCTTTCTTAAGCATTTGGCTAAATCTTCTTGCTTCTTCTTGAGTCCCTTTTTCAACGGATACGTTAATTGTGACCGTGTTGTTTACGGTTTTATTGCCTGAAGAACTAGAAGATTTTTTGACTGCTCTTTCGCTACTCGCTTCAGACAGGTAGCCTGGTTGGTCAGAAGAGTTCTCTCCACCCTCAGGTGCAGCGGAGGTGTCTTTGCCGCCTCCAGTGCTGTAGTGATTAGCAGCACTGTGAGATTCTAGGTCTGCGGCTGATGAACTTCCTCCGCCAATTCCTCCTGGATTAGCTACGTCTTTGCTGGTTCCCGCAGGAGTACTGTTTGTTGCGGAAGTAGAAGAGCCAGCACTTGAGTCTTCTCCCCCTGGGTCTGAGGCACCTGAAAGCGAGCCCGCTGACGTTACATCATTAGTTTGAGCACTTTGCTCTGTGCCAGGTGCATTTGCGGGGCTGTATTTAGCACTTCCCTCCATGTAGGGAGCGGGGTCCATGTGAGTTGCAGTAGTAGGTCCGCTAGATAGAGCAAAGTGAAGGTGAACGCCAGTTGATTTTCCTCCAGTATTACCCATTTTTCCGATTGGCTGGCCACGTTTTACGGGGCCTTCTTTAATGGTAATACCACTTAAGTGGCAGTAGTGGGTTGTATGGCCGCTTTCGTGCTTGACTCTTACTCGTTTACCTAACTGACCGCCATCGTGAAGAGTTGCATAACCGTCAGCAGAAGCAAAAATAGTGTCTCCTTTGCTTCCTGCATAGTCCACTCCTTTGTGACCATCAGGCCAAGTAATCTTGCCTTTAGTAAATGAAGACTCACGTTGTCCGTAATGAGCGGTAATCTGTGCTGATGCAGTCGGGTGCATAAGCTTAAGCTGTCGAGGAGATTTCTTTTGTGACTGCCCGCTGTCAGCCTCTGCAGACTCAGAACCGCCACCTTCACCGCCGTCAAACATAGACCCAACAATTCGACTTCCGCTATAAGTTATACCACCTATAGCAGCACCAATACCTGAACCGATTGGTCCGCCAATGGCAAATCCAGCTGTTGCACCTGTTCCAGCAGCCAAGCCAAAATCAAGTAAACTAAAGCCTTCTCCTTGTTGACCTTGATTAAAACCTTCAAAAGCAGTTAATCCAGCCGCAACGGGTGTCACTGCTTTTGCAGCAGTTTTTAGAGCCGTAGAAGAAGAAGTTGAGCCTGGGAGATTGCCTGCTTTTGAAGAACCTTTGCCACCAAACCCTGGAAGTTTTCCTGCTGCCATCAGTGCTGCTGCTGTTCCCATGGCTAGCTGCCCAGTTCCGCCAAATATCTGTCCCAACCCTTGACCAACATTGTCTCCAGCAAACAGCCCAGCACCTGATTTAAATCCACCAAGAACAGAAGCAGCTTCTCCTGCAGCTTCTGTTAAGCCTTGAAGAGCTGGAGTAACTAATTTAATTCCAGCTAGATAAGCTTCTTGAGCAGATTGCATAGCGTCTGTCTTTGATGTGTTCAAGTCATAACCAGGAAGATTAGGATTTTCATTACCCTCAGCCTTAGCCTTGTTCATCAATTCTTCCACGGCTTCTGGGTCAGACAAATCTAAGTTGTTTCCTCTCGCACGCTCAACTGCATACTGAACAAACATCTGTTGCTGGTCTTGACTCATGCCTGAGTTACGCAAAGTAGAGCCTAAAGCACCTCGACGGTAAGATTCCATAACTTGCTTTTCAGTGGCTACGCCCCTACCCGCAGTAAGACGACCGTACAGTTCTTGAAAAATTTGACCTTGAGTTTTTTCTTTTCCCGTCCTTGGGTCAGCAGTAGAAATACCAAAGTTTCTAAGCATTTGAGCAGACTGAGGACCAGCAGTCATTCTTTCAATGGCTGTTGCAGCTCGTTCATTACTCATGTTTAGATACTGAGCTGCACCGCTAACTCCTCGCAATGTTTCTTGATAAGTGCTGTTATAGTCAGCACTAGCTATCATTCCACGCATAGTTAGCTGACCAGCTACCATAGCGTCAGAGCCTGGAGAGGTCATCCCCCCAGCAAGACCTCGCATAGTCATTTCTTGAATTTGGTTGCGGCTCATACCACGTCCAGCACGGATTGTAGCTCCGTAAAAAGTAGACATGCGGTCCATGGTGGCAGAGACGTTTGGCATCATTTGCGATACGCCACCAACAATTCGGCCAACGCCGCTTCCTATGTCACCGCCAAAGCTGGCTCCCATACCGCCACCAGCGGCAGGAGGGCTAGAAAACCCACCTAATCCACTGGAAAGAAAGTTAGAAGAAGTCCCTGTTCCACGCCCTAATCCTCTTTGGGTGGAAGTAAGTTTTTTAATCAGTTTGTCAACTGTGGATTCCATGTCGCTTATAGCATCTTTAAGAGACATCTTTTCTTCTCACCACCTTTCCAATTTCTTTACCAATTTCAATAAAGTTCTTACGCTCTCGTGGAGTGAGCTCTTTTAATTCGTTAAGAGTCCACCCCGTGTAAACCTCAGACAGTAAAGTCCACTCTCTAAGCAACCACTCATATGCGACTAAATTAGAGTCGAAACAAGCCGCCGATAGAAATCGGACTTACCACCTTTCCCCCGCAATCTGGACATTCAGCTTCTACTTGGTCAACAATGGGGCCAAAAGTCTTTTTGTTAACTTCTTCGGCTATTAAACGCCTATCAGATAGTCCAATTGATTGAATCTGTGTTCTGTTTATAACAGAACTTCCATTAATAGACCTGACTGTTCCAGCCAAAAGGATTGTTGTAAGTTCTGCCATAGTCTTATCGCTATTTGCCAAGAGTTCTTTTTGAGTTTTTCCAGTAGGTATTACACAATCGTAAGTTTGCTTGCCTTTCACTTGAAAGCGTCGCTCTCCAATTGGGTCATCAAGATTTTCTACTTTAATGTCGGTAGTTGTGTCTATCTCTAGAGATTTATACTCTTGACAGCCTTGGCAATACCCATCTGTTTCAGTTGTTTCACCAAAAGTTGCTTGGAAAATTGAAAGCAGTAGGTAGTCTCTATCGCCAATAAATAACTGGTCTAGAACCTCTTCTGTCGCTTCGACGTCACCAATGCGTACAGTGCCACGAGTCAAAATTCCGTTTAGCACTTTACCTGCGTTGCTAGACCTAGCAATGGCTTCTTCGTCTTTTCCTGTTAGCTCACGAACCTCAGCTTCCGTGAATACCTCCCCAGTGGACGTAACATATCCACCAGGGAGAGTAACCACGTTGTCTTGAGGAGTGACTATCTCAGCTTTTGGCTTTTCTTTAGTTTCTTTAGTTTCTTCTGCTGCTAATTTGTTAGCTAGTTCTGGATTTTCTGCTGCGTTAATGGTTTCTGACACGTTTTATGCTCCTTTATAGATTAGTTTGAAAAGCCTGCAGATGTTTCTAGGTCAGGGGCCCAACTTACGTCAAAGCCCTCGTGTACAACAGTTGTCTGCTCTACAAGAATAGCGTTATCACCAGCATTTAGGTCTGAATATGCAACGCTAGTTACCCATGCGTTGTAAATTCTGTACGTTTTTACAACATGGTCGTCTGCCGAGGTTTGGCTTCCCTCTCCAGCAAATCCACTGGAGCCTGGAATTGGGTGGCTCAATACCTTAATATCAATGTCACAGCGGAACGAGCCGCCTTTAACATTCTTGGCCCCACCTTGAACGGTAGAGAAGAGCTGACGCATCCACTCCCAGTTCTGGTCTGTATTTAGAATTACACCACGCTGAAATGTTACAGGCGAAAATGTAGTCTGACCAGGAATCTGGTGGACGGTGGTGTTATATCCACCCTCACGATAAGGAATTGAATCAGTGGTAACAGACAGTCCTGAAACTGAAGTAAAGCCGAAAGTGGCAGTGTCTACAGTAAGAACGTCTGGGTCGTGCGGATTAAACTCAACCAAGAATCTAAAATTCCTGATTGGGTCGGTAACTAGTTGAGACCTTGGATTTTTAACGGTTGCCATTAGTCACTCTCTTTCTTATTCTGCGGTTGTCTGGGTTAGGTTAATAACAACAAATTCAGCTGGATACTGAAGTGAAACTCCAACTTGGATGTTTACTTCGCCATTCTGAATCTTTGATGGAGGGTTGTTTTCGGCATCAATCTTTACGAAAAATGCTTCTGCTTCTGTTTCTCCACGTAGTCCGCCAGAGCTTCTGTAATCGTTTAAGAAAACGCTAATTGCGGTACGGAGTCTTGCCCAGAGTCTTGCATCATTGTTTTCAAACAAAGCAAATTGAGTCAAGTTGTCAAGATTTTCTTTAATAAAAATTAAAGAACGCCTCATGTTTACATACCTGTTAGCGGTTCCGTCTTGCAGTAGAGTGCGGGCACCCATAGGAACGACTCCAACCCCTGGTAATTGCCTTAGAGCATTTACTGGGGTAGAAGCTGCGTTCAATGCATCTAAGTCAGCACTTGTCAACTGCCTTTCAAGAGATAGAGCACCGCTAATTCCTGTGCGGACTCCTGCTGGAGCTTTAAAGGGGCCAAATGACTTGTCGGTATTTAGATAAACACCTGCCATTGAACCAGAGACAGAAGACAGCCTCAAAGACTGGGGACTTCTTCCAATTGGGTCTGGGCTAAAGAAGTTTGGATAGTAAACAGCTACGTGTGATGAGGAGGTCAAAGTGCCAGCGTAAGTGATAGCTTCTGAAGAATTTAGTCCAGGGGCTGTGTCTGCGATAACAAAGTTGTTAGAGGACTCCGCCTCCGCAATCATGCTGTTATAAACAGTAGTAGCAGCGTTAGGACCGAGAGAAGTAACCAGTGCAGGAGCAAACATAACCAAAGGACGAGTTATTTGGTCAAATCCAGAGATAGAACTTTGGTAGTCAGCAGTGTTAAGAACGCTTCCATCTGCTCCTCCCACCAAAGGAAGTACACCAAAAGCAGGTGTTCCAGAATTTTCTAGAACCGAAACTTCAATAAAATCAGACTGTAAATTAACTACTGACTGGATATAGTCGCTGCTGTTCGGGTCATCAAAACGAACATTTTGGAATCTTTCAAGAACTAAATCATTGGTGATGTCTGAGCCAGTTCCTGCTTCTGTTTCTCTAGTGACTACCATGTTATAGTAGTTTGCTTGAGCGGCGGCCGAGAACTGAACTCTGAGGTTGTTTCCAGAGCTTCCACGGCTTTTGCTTGTAATTTGAGCAACATCCTCAGAACCAGAAGTGTTTGGCACTGTAATTCCAGAGTTTGCAGCGTCGGCTGCTAAGACTCTTTTTACGAAGAGCTCAGAGCCTCCGTTTTGAAAAAACTGTCCAATTCCAAAAGTTGCAGGGTAGGCATTATTGTAGCCTCCGTATTTTTCAGTAAACTCAAACCATGAGTTAACCAACGTTGCTCCTTCTGGACCCCTAGGAAGCTCTGCCAGCACTGCACCAGCAGCGTTTGCATTTCCCTGAGCGGCAATTGGAGCGGGCAATAGGCGTTCGTTAATGTAAACGCCTGGCCTTTCATATGTAGCCATGATATCTCCTTAGATTTCTTTACAATGGGTTCGTTTTTATGCCGAAAAATCAATCGTGGTAAATAGCTCTGGGTTAATAGAGCTAACTTTGTATAGCTGTTTTAGTGTGCCTTGAGCAAGTTCACTAGAAACACGGACGGTAATTGCATTCATAAATAAACGCTTTCCCTGCTCAACCATGTCTCTTTTTGCAACGTCAAGAACATCAAGACGTCGGGATGTGCTGTCGTCTAAGTCAACGACTCCAGCACGCATAGGCAGCTTATTTGTTAAAAGCTGTGCCAATATCTCTCGGTCATGCCTTGGATGACGAGAATAAGTTGTGATTTGATAGTCAAGATTGACAGGTATGGGAAGGTCTAGCTTCCCTCCGCCTGTTGACAGGTCTTCATTAGAAAACAGATATTCTGCCTGTTGAGTGGTTTCGTCAATGACGCCCCTCATTTCTCTGGCAAAGTCTCTGCTGATATCGATTAAGTCTATAGTTATGTAGGGATAGCTTTGGTCTCTTATTTCTTGGTCAGGAATGCCAAACCACACGCCTACAGTTCTTAGTTTTCCTTCAAAGTCAGAACGCTGGTCTTGAACGGTTATGTCAGAAAGCTTGTTTCTAACGCCTTTATCTTCGCTTAATAGAAAGGTCATACCAAGTCTCCCAAGCTTTTTTCAAGGTTTTTCATGTAGATTTCTTCTATTCGAGAAGTGTCATTAAAGAATTTTCTAATAGAACCTTGAGGGGGGGTTTTTTCGTTTCCATACTCAATTGTTTGAGCGGTATCGGCACCTGCACCTTCAAAGCGAAAATCTAGGTCATCACCATCGTGAAAAACCTGAACGCTGTTAGCGGCTTTAGGAGGGTAGTTGCTGTCTATTAGGTGCTGTCGTAGCTCTTCATTGACCTCTACAACAGTAGCAGCGATGGCCCTATCAGCTTTATTTAGATAATCCTGTGTTTCCATACTGCTTTC